GGAACTACAGTGTAGACAACTTAATTTTTAACAGAGGTAAAAACAAAATGAACGCAATCAATATCACAGTCCCTTTTCTTTTTAACGGTGTTCACTATTCTGGGTTGTCAATTCATAACGGCGTGGATTTTGAGCTGGTAGATGTTCCATGCTCTGAGCCTGATCGTGAGATCACTCTGACCGGCTGCATTGTAGTAAACGGTGAAGAGGTGCAAGTGTCACTGTCTGGAGTTATCCCTGCCGTGCAGAAAAAACTGCTTTCCATTACTGGCGCGGCAGAAGGCTCTTTCCCGAAAGGCATTCTCGTGAGCGGCTTTTCTGCTGTGAATCCTGATGAGCCAGCGCACCCGTTGTATTTGCAGATCGTGCCAGCGTCATCAGCGGAGTAACACCGTGAACAAAAAAGCAGGTTTTGGGTTCTCGGCAATCATTTTGGCGTGCGGCTTGGTGGCGAACTATGAGGGCTTGGATCTGAGCCGTTACGCTGATCCTGTCGGGATACCCACCATTTGTTTTGGAGAGACTGACAAGGAAGTTATCAGTTTCAACACGCTCAACCGCGAGCAATGCACTGTGCTGCTCGGTGCTTCTCTAGCTGAACATGCGAGAGCGGTTGCGCCCTGTATTACACGCGAGATCAAGCCCTACGAGGCGGCGGCTGTGTTGTCTTGGTCATACAATGTTGGCTCAGGTGCAGCGTGTAAATCTACGCTAATTAAAAAGCTGAACGCCAATCAAGAATGGTGCAGCGAGTTGAAGCGGTGGGACAAAGCGGGCGGGCAAGTGCTGAAAGGCTTAACCAAACGCCGTGTGGCTGAGTATCAAATGTGTACGACTGGCAAATGGGAGCCGTGAAGTGTTGAGTTTTTTGGCTGCATTACTGAACAACTGGCGCGTGGTTTTGTTTGTCGCGCTGATTGGTTTCCTGACGCTGTTTTTTGCCGTGCAGAAAGCGCGCTTTACCGCTGCACAACACAGTGCAGACGAAGCGCGTGCAGAGTTGTTGCAATACAAAGCTGCCGCGCAATCCTTGAGCGAAGAGCTGGAAAAAACAAACGCCCGCATACAGGAAACAGATAAATTGTTGGCGCAACGCGAATCCGAAAAAGCTGCCGCCGAAAAAGTCGCAGAAAAAGAATCCAGAAAATACCGAACCATTTTACGGGAGACACGGGATGCGTGCGCTAATAGTGCTATGCCTGCTGATGTGCTTGGCTGGCTGCGCGACAACGCGAACTGAATCGATTGTCGCCAAGCCGCCCGCTGTGCTGATGCAGGATTGCCCTGTGCCTACAGTAGACGCGCAGACATGGGGCGACCTCCCTGCTGAATTGGTTGAGATGCGAAACGCGCTCATAAGCTGTAATCGAGACAAGGAAAAATTACGACGATGGGCAGGCTTAAAATGACAGAGTGCGACCGTGGATTCTGCGATGAATTATCAGAGCGACTGCGCGAAGTCGAGCATAACGACATTCGGTTTTCCGAAGCGCTGGAAGGTATCAAGAAAAATACGGATGAATTGCTATCCGTTGCGCGTCAGCAAGTTCGACTTGAAGAGCGTCAGATTAGCCAAGGACAAGCGTTAGATCGTATGTTCAAAACAATGGAAGAATCTAACAAAATATTTGATGCGCGTCTCAGATTGCTCGAATCGAATGCGCCGACGAATAACCTGGCAACCAAATGGATTTTTGCCGGTGTTGCTGCCGCGATTTCTGCTGCTGTGACATGGGTGGGGAAACATCTATGATCAGAGCAATCCACTATCGTCGATACGACCACAAAAACTATCGGTTCATTCTGACCGCGCCGTTGACGCTGGACACGGGTATTATCAACCGCGCATGCAAAACGGATTGGATCGAGCTGGATCTCAACGGCGTGATGACGCTATCGGCTGACTACGCATGGGACGGTGCAAGCGGTATTGCGATCAATACCGAAAACAGTGTGCGTGCGAGTTGCGGACACGATGCGCTGTATCAGTTGATCCGTTTGGGATTGCTGCCGCGCACCAAGCGACTGCAAGCGGATAGCGATTTGCGAAAGTGGCTCATCGAGGACGGAATGCTGGAGCTACGCGCTGGCATTTGGTTTCTCGCCGTGCGATTATTCGGAGAGCTGTATTTGCGCGACGATGTTTCTGCGCAAGGCGTTACGCAATAACGCAAGCCTTCGCAAGATTTACGCACGGTTTACGCGTCGTATTGTCGTTGTCCACGCTGTCTGCGAAGTTATGCGTCAGTTTTGGGGTATATTAGTAGTTAGATACTCATAGCCAATTGTTTTGTGGCCATATCAAAACGCGCCTTAGCAGCCTCAAAATAGTCTTTATCCAACTCGCACCCCACAAAATCAACGCCAAAATAGTGGGCGGCTATGGCACTTGAGCCACTGCCAAGATGCGAATCAAAGACCTTTTGTCCTTTTTTGGCGTAGTTTGTTAAAAGCCATTGGTACAGGGCTACGGGTTTTTCGCACGGGTGAAACCTGTCAGGATTTCTAAACCCCTGCAAATTTGAGCGGGAAAACTCATAAATCCTTGCCGACGTTTTGAATGATGTCCAAGCCAATTCGCAATCAGCCATATCAATACGCTGCACCTTATCCCATATCAAAAAACATCTAGTCGGCGGCAAGTCGAAATAGTTACCACCCCATATAATTTGATTTTTGCTTATGCGAAACAATTCGTTAAAATATTCATCGCTAGGTTTTTCATTATCCCAAGCACCACCAACCCATTTTGACGCTTTTCTGTTATTACCAAACCCTATTTGTTTATGTGCGCCAATCCCATAAGGCGGGTCTACGCAAGCCAAGTCAAAATACTTATCAGGCACAGTAGTCATATATGCCATGCAATCACAATGCAATAACTCAATCATCGTATGCCTCGTATCTAACTCCACGTCAAGTGCGACAAATACCCAGCTTAAAATGGCTTATCTTTTGACGTTTGTGATTACAGTTTTCTGCATAAATCGGCGCGGGTATTTGCGGCTTATGCACTTAGTTATACATCAATACCTTCTACGTCTTTCCCGTGTACATCCCACCCTTCGGTGTAATTTCTAGCAAACAATTCAATCCTTTTCCTATCCCCAAATAAGCTAACAATATCGCCCCTTATTGAGTCGGGTTTTTTACTGTGTTGCTGTCTCTCACTCTGAACCAAAGCTCTAATTTTTCTATCCCTAACCCACCCTTTTGTATTGCCTTTTGTTGCTAATAAACATAATTCGCAACCCGATTTAAGGGTGTATGCACCAGTGAAGCACACGGGGCTTCCACTTTTATTTAGTTTTTGCCAAACAAAACCAACTGTTTTATATGTGAAACCCCAACTCTTTATAACGTCTAAACATTTACTGAGGTGGTAATCTGTTGTCCATATCAAGAGAACAGCATCTTTATTAGCAATTTTAGAGACTGGTATGGCCTCAATATCCTTGCTACTCATAACAGGATAGGGTGGTCTCCTAACTCCGCTGACTGTCGTGCAGTCAGGGGAAACAGTCATATCATTGTAGTAAGACCAAGGTGGGTCTGCATAAATAATGTCGTAAATAAAAACCTCCAATTTATCGCAAATCATGTATAACTCGCTATTCAAGTCCGATAACTACCCAGCCAACCACATAAACTTTCATTGCTTTTGGCAACCTTGCTCATGTATATTTTGTTGTGGTAGTTACGGCTTAATAGATAGTTAGACCCTTATACGCGCGGCCTAAAAATAATAACAGCTATCGGGAATGGTGCGCTTGCATCCGCACCTTCAAACTTAACACGCCCTTTTGGGAATCTAATATCAGCCGCTTTTACTGCGTATCTATGCCACCATTCCGTATCAACTCTTGCTGGCACAAAACACACAACTAACGCACCATTATTCAAAGCCTCGTCGTGTGCTTTTTTCATCCACTTGCCAATCTCGCGGCCATAAGGTGGATTCATAAAAACTCTTTCATCTTGCCAAGACTGTGCAAGCCCATCATCTTTAGGCGTGTAGAATTTTTTGCATTTTGCTGTTTCAGGTAAGCAACATGGGTCAAGAGTAAAACCAAACTCAAGGTTCAAATAATCAAACCATTTTTGTGGCGTTGCCCATGTCATATCGTCACTACTTGTCATTACTCGCATAATATGCGCTTTGTTGTCACACAGGTCTAACTCAGCAGTCAAGTGCGACAAGCACTCAGCCGACTGTGTATTGTTTTCTGTCATATATAATCCTCGCTAATCGTATTTTGTTAGTGCTTGCGCCTTACTGCTCAGTAGTTAGACGCTACTTTGTCGGCGCGTCAATATTTGGTAAACTGTCGCTTTTCACGCCAACGTCACGCAGCAAACCAACAATCAGCACTGCTAAATTTTGTGTTGCGGTGTTGGTTTTTGTTGTTTGGTATGTTTTTAGGCTCTCGCCTTTTATGCTTACTGTCATCCCACCATTCGCTTCGTCTTTCACTTCAAGTGTAAATTTTGCCATTGCTAAATCCTCATCGTAAAAATTAAACCGCTTTCTAACTCTCATTCAAGCCGATAAATACCCAAACTATCATCAAGTTTTTGCTTGCCAGTGTGGGCATTTACGGCTTAATTTTTTAGTTAGGCACTCATGCCGTTAATGGCTTTCCACCCACTAAAACTTCATCATCTGTGCTGTTGTCCCAAGCAAACAAGCCTTTTCCACAGCATGGGCTGACATATCGCTTTTCCGTTAAGC